AGCTGGCTGTCGAGCTGGCTGTCGAGCTGGCTGTCGAGCTGGCTCAACCCCTTCTCGCCCATCTTGAATATCTTGATCGCCAGCATGCAAGCAGCAGGGCTATCGAAGATGAACAGCGCGGGTGCAGGCTTACCGATTAACGCATAGGCATCGCTCAGATGGCCTTGAAGTTTCTCGCGATTAATCCGCGAACCGCCGCATGCGATGTCCAGATATTTCTGCCTGAATGCGGGAAGCTCGGCCTCCTGTTCCGGCGTGAGCTTCATGATCTTCGCCATCTCATCCTCCATTTCGGCCCGACGCTCATCCGAGGGGGCGTGGAGAGCGTCGGGCCATTGCTCCAAGCGGTCTGGGGGAGAGCGCTTGGTCACCGTCTCGCGTGCCGAAGCAGGTCAGGTGCTGGGGATTGGATAATGCGGGTAATTACACGCGTCAAGAGAATAATGCGGGTATTTACCCGCCACGCGAGATTCTGCTACGTTCGCCCCACGACACGCCACAGCGCAGATGGGAGAATGGGGTATGGAGGAGGGAGGGGAGCCGTTATTGAAAGTACGCGCGGGCGATCCGGTAAACGGCATCCTCGGCAGCATCGACCATCGCCTTGAGCGCCGGGATCACCTGCTGCCCTATCAGTGCTTCTGTTGGGCCGAAGCCTATGAAGAAGGGCGGTTGGAAGTCCGCTTTCCGGTCGAAGGACTCCACCGGTCCATGTCCCCGAAGTATGACGATGAAATCCCCGAGCGTGGACACCTTTCCGACGCCAGCGGGAACGCCGGCCGCCTGTTCCGGACCAACAAGCACACGCAATTGCTCAAGGGTGAGCTCAATACCGTAACCGACAAGGATTATGAAATGGTGCTTGTCGCGTTCGTCCATCGACTTGACGGCATGGAGATATTTATTCCCGTCAGGATAGGGTTGGAGCGCGTGTATCTCGTCGATGACGTGTTTGGGGGCGACGTTCATTTGTCTGGTATTAATGGCGCCTGCAAGATTCTCCGCCCGGCCAACAAATGGGAAACCAATTTTGCTGCGATTTGGAGCCTTCGGGCTCGCTATCGAGTAGCAGATGAAGTCGAGTGCGGTTCGCAAATTGTGGACCGCATCGCCGATGATCAAGGCGAAGTCATTGGGGATGGCTGGCTTTGCCTTGACGTAAATCAGACGGTCTGCGGGCTCGCTGCGCTGCCTGATTCTAAGCTCGAATGGGTTGTCCGCAAGATATTCGGTGATCTGCCCGTTAAGGTCAGTGATATGCTTCTTGGCCCGATTGATCTTCGCGAGCGGGTCGCGAAGTAGCTCCCATTTGAGCTTCGCGATATTCACCTAGCCCACCCGATCTTCGCTCGATATGGCTGCCGCATGCCCCTTCTCCTATGCCTTGCTGCGATAGCAATCGACGGTGACACTATCCGATGTCAGGACGGCACGCGACTGCGCGTCGCCGGCATCGAGGCCGCCGAACTGCGCGGCGGTTGTCATCTGCCGGCGTGTCCAACGATGTCAGGACCAGAGGCGCGCGACTGGATGCGGCGCCAGGTGGACGGCCGGGATCTACGCTATGAGCCGGTCGGCAAGAGCTATCGGCGGGTCGTCGCGATCGTCACGCTACCAGACGGCCGCGACCTGTCGTGTCTAGCGATACAGGCCGGTGTCGCTGTGCGCTGGGACAAGTTCGATCGGGGAGGGCGGTTGAGGGGGTGTTAGGGCTTGCGGTCTCATAGCGCCGCTTTCTTAAATTCAGTGGCCCAAAGCACCTTGACCGTGAAAATAACATCGCTCAAATCTTCGTTCTCTAAAGCTGGAGGGAGCGCCCAGCACTGCCGAATCCAGCTTTTCGGATTAATAATCCAAGTTGTTTCTGGATATCTGCTATCATATTCATTGAGGTTGGCCGAATTCCCGCGACGCCTGGCTTCGATATCAAACCGGACCGATCCAATCGACTTCGATGACGAATTAGTAAGCGCAATCGCAAGCGGATATTTCTCATCCGAACATACTTTTTTGTCGATCACCGCATGTCCGATGATCTTTTCCCCGAGCGGGCGCGGCCCCACATATTCGACCCACAGATAGATCGCGCCAGCAATTAAGGCTGCGATAGCCACTAAGCCAATCAGGCCACGCCAGATCGTCTCCAATATCTTGAGTAGTACGTCTCCAACCGAAACCGGCCGCGCCAAGGGCGGCATATGGAACGGGCCATTCCATATCCCCACAAGGATCGTCTTCCACATTCCCCCCGCCTCCCCTTATGCCTTCATGGCATTCGCCGTGACTTTATGCGAGCATATGCTCGTGCGATAATATGCGTAATCCACGCAGCGCCAAAAAAGACTACGAGCAGCTCAATGAGATAGCTGGTACCTTCCTCGGTACCAAGCGCTGGGCCTCCCCTCTCCCAAATAATCTTCGCGATGGCGATGATACCTATGGTTATTGGGAGCGCCATTTTCGACCAGACCAAAAACTTCCGGTGCTCTGCCATATCGTCCCACCTCTAGCTGCATCACTCGATCAAACTATGTGAGATTACTAACCTTTTCTGCCGAGCGTACCGCCGCCCCATGCCGGGGCGGAGAGAATGATATGCCTGAGATCAGATATTTGGAACGAGCTGCATGTGCCCGCGACTGCACTCGCTGCGACCTTAAGTGCGCAGTGATGCTCACTTTAGTGGCCTGCTTCGATCGTCTTGCTGTAAGACGAGATCGGCCACAATCGCCTCAAGTTCGCCGATCGGGGCGTCCGGCCGCTCCAGTCTCCACTTCGCGACTGTATGCAGAAACCGTGCGAGCGCTGGAAAATCATCTTCGTGCCCGAGGGCTTCCGACACGTAGGGAGCCAAGACGCGCAGGATTGTCGCCAAATCTTCTTCATTAGGTATCTGAAGCTGGGGCGGCGTTTCCGCCCTAGCTATATAGTCGCCTGGGCGATTGTCCGTATCGACACCAAGAACATACTCATACGGGTCTCGTCCGAGTGCCTTTACGATCCCCATGAACACCTTGGCGGATAAGCGCTTGTCCTGACCGTTGTTAGCGAAATTGCGGTAAAAATCCGGGTTGGTGCCGCCGGTAGCCGCGAGGGAAAATTTACGAGCTGAGACCCGCTCGACATGTGCGGCCATGTCTGCCCGGAGCTTTTCAACATCGATATCGAAAGCGCCCGCCATGCCGGACGGTATGGCCAAGCGGGTCATATCCCGCAATTTAGTGTAATCACCCGCAAAGGCGGTTGACGTGCGGGTAATTACACGCGATAAACCATCGGCATGGAACAGCAGCCGATCCTTTCCGATATCGAGCGGTTCATTGCTCAGCATGGCATCGCCGAAAGCACCTTTGGTCGGGAGGCGCTGGGTGACTGGCGCCTTATCCCGGAATTGCGTGGTGACGGTGGGCGGCGAAAACGCCGGCTTTGGCCCGAGACCGAAGCAAAAGTTCGTGAGTTCATGGCGACCTATCGCGCCAAGCAGGCAGCCGCATAGCCATGCTCGGGGGCATCAACATCATCTGGACCGAAGCCGACCGTCTCGCAGCGGCCGGATGCGCGATCATCCTGTGGCCGCTGGTCGTCTGGTTCGCCGTCAAATGGATGCTGACCCGCACGCACGAACTCGATCCCGAGGATCACGACGGTCTTTCCGATGAACAGCGTGAAGCGCTGCGGATCATAAAGGGGGAGGGGGAATGATCGCCGCTCTCTATGTCGAAACCGGCGGCTGCTATTTCGGGCTGCCTGATGTTGACCCGTGGGATGAGCCGCGGGATGCACGGCAGTACACCGGCCCGCATCCGGTCGTGGCGCATCCGCCGTGCCAGCGCTGGGGTAAACTCTGGGCCGGTCAGCCTCTTTTCATCAAGCGCACCGGCATCCGGAAAATCAAGGGCGACGATGGCGGCTGCTTCAAGGCTGCGCTTGAAGCCGTCCGGAAATGGGGTGGCATCCTTGAGCATCCCGCCCAAAGTCATGCATGGGCGCATTTCGGGCTGAACCGGCCTCCTCGTGAGGGTGGCTGGATCGCCGCCGACTTTCACGGCGGGTGGACCTGCTGTGTCGAACAGGGGCGCTACGGCCATTACGCCCGCAAGCCGACCTGGCTCTACGCGGTCGGTTGCGAGCTGCCCGAACTGGATTGGGGCATCGGGGAGCCGCGCCTTGACCCGGCGATCATTGAACGCATGGGCCTCGCTCGTGCCAAGCGCCTGGGTGAAGTCGGAGGGCGCGGTGGCGGCACTGACAGCAGCCCTCGCATCGGGACGCCGCCCGCGTTCCGCGACCTGCTGCTGACTATCGCGCGGACGGCTCATGGAAGCGCCTCCCGGAGTGAGGCAGCATGATTGACCACGCCCAGATCATCGCCGAGCTGACCCGCGCCAAGGCTGTATTCCAGCTTCGCGCGATCACGGCCGCACTGGAGCTGCCCCCGCACCACCAGCCACGACCCCGGCGAGATGACGACGGCGGTGAAGGCTCTGCTGCGGTCGGTTCGGTCCATAATGGAGGCAAGTTCTAATGACGCAGCGCACAAAAGTCTGTCAGCGCGAGCCGATCCAGAAGGACAAGTTTCAACGCGCCCTTGCTGCTGCGTGGGGCCGCGTTTGGCCTGCTGTCGGCAAAGGCACGATGGCCGCTGCCATGGGGCTGGACAGCACCAAGACGATCGATCGCGCGGTGACGGCGAGCAATCTCCCCGAGGCGCACACGATCTTCAACAGCCTCTTTGCCGACCCGACCGCGCTTTATGAGGTGGCGGCGCTCTACGGCTTCAAGATGGTCCCGATGACCGTCGAGGCCGCGAACGATCTCAGCACAGCAGCCGGGACAATTGACGCCATGGCCGCGCTGATCCGCAGCCAGGACGACAGCCACCGCGATCACAACGAGACGCTCGCGATTGCCGCGCTGCTGCGGCCGCATCTCGGGGCGCTGAACGCCATTGTTCGCCAAGCAGATGAGCTGCGCGGCGCCGCCTAACCAACAGGAGGAATACCCATGTACCATGAATTCCTTTTCGCACTCGCCGGGGCATCCGCCGCCGGGATCGGTACCCAGCTTCTCGTGCTCAATCCCGCTCGCCGCACGATCGCGACGCTGGAAGCGCGCATCGTGAAGGCGGAATCCGACCTGTCGGCGGAGAAGTTCGAGACGGAAAACCTTGTCAGCGCCAATGCGATGCTGCGCAAGGCCAGCGCAACCGCCAACGCCCGCGCTGATAGCTGGTTCAAGTCCTACCAGATCGCCATCGCACAGCGCGATGAGGCGCGGGCGCAGAACGATGAGCTTCGGGCCTTCAAGGCTCGCCGCAACATGTCCCGGCGCCAGCGCGAGGCGATTGCAGCATGACGCGCTTCCTCGCCTTCGTCACCCGCCTCGCCGCCAAGCACCTGTCCCGCAAGGCCCGACAGCAGCGCAAGGCTATCCGTGAAACGACGAGCGCCCTGCGGGCTCACCTGATCAAGGTGGGGAAGCTCCATGGATAAGCGCCCGACACCAGCCCTTGATCGGTTCGCCGATCTCATCGCGGCAGGCGTTTCGGTTCCCGATGCCGCCGAGATGATGGGTCATCCGCGCCGCTATGGCCGAGACTTGCTCGGTAAGCTACGCAAGCGCCTCGGAGCGCAGGCGGTATGAGCGCGGCCGTCCTCGAACGGGATACGATCTTGCCGGAGAACCATCTTCCGGCGGTCCGCAAGGTCATCCGCTGTGCCGACAACTACCGCGCGTCCTGCACGGTGCTGGAGGCTTACGAGGACGAGCTACGGCAGTTCCGCACGATGCAATGCGTCGTTCGCCTGAGCAACGCCGAAATCCAGATGAATAAGCGGCGCGCCGAACTGGATGAGGCGATCGACGCCCTGCGCGCCAGCTTCGAAACCTAACCCCATTCGCCGGGGTGTTGGGCAGCACCCCGATGGAAGCGAAGCGCCGCCCTGCATTGAGCAAGGATCACATATTATGAAACACGAAAGATTGAAAGCCGCGACGGATTACGATCCCTATGTCGCCACCGATCTGACCGATAGCGTCAGTGTCGAGGTTCGTCGCCGCCATGCGCTGGAGGATGCCCGCAAGGAGCATCTTCGCGCCCTGAACAACCTTCTCGACGGCTATGACGCGAAGATCATCGCCATCCACGACCATTTCGATGCGATGGCGAAGAACGCGCGGAGGGCGGCATGAACGCACCCGCACCGATCCGCGTCGATATCGTCACCCGCGAGATCGCCCAGGTCGCTGAAGTCCTGCTGGTCCTCTGCGATGGCGATGGTCGCCTGTACGCCGACATGCTTGCCGGTGAGACCGACATCGAAGCCGCATGTTCCAAGCTCCTCGAAATGATCGAGGCAGAGGAGGGCGTGTTCAACGCGCTCACCGAACAGATGAGCAAGCGGAAGGCCCGTCGTGACGCTGCCGAAGCGCGGATCAAGACGATGAAGAACGCCATACAGAAGATCATGAGCGCCGGGATGATCAAGACGCTCAAGCTTCCCGAGGCAACGCTTTCGATCCGTCCGGTGGCCGCTTCGCTCAAGGTCGTCGATCCCGAGGCCGTGCCGGAGGAGTTCACGGTCTCCACCTCAAAGCCGTCGATGGAGAAGATCAAGCAGACCTACAATCCGGACGGGGCGCTTCCAAACTGGCTGGCGGTTGAGCCCGAGCGCCAATCCGTCAGCATCCGGAGGTCGTGATGAGCGATAATCTCCGCATCTGGAACGCTGTCTGCAAGACGAACCCGGCGCACACGAAGCACGTCAACCAGCGTGGTGGATTCACGGCTGTGAGCGCCAATTATCAGATCCTCGCCGCGACCGAACAGTTCGGACCGATCGGCATTGGATGGGGCTACACTACCGGAGATCCGGTGATCATCGATACGCTGATCACCATCCCCGTCACGCTATGGCATGGCAGCCGCGACAACACCTTCGGGCCCATGTGGGGCTGCGAGGAGTGGAAGGACGGTAAAGGCAGGGTCGACAGCGATGCCCCGAAGAAGGCAACGACTGACGGCCTGACCAAGCTCCTCTCTCAGCTCGGCTTCAACGCCGACGTATTCCTCGGCCGGTTCGACGACCAGAAATATGTCGCCCAGATGCAGCGCGAGTTTGCGGAGAAGGAAAATCCGTCTCCTGCCGAGATGACCAATGCTCAACTCGACGCCCTCGCCAAACTCGACGAGTGCGATACGGCCCAGCGTCTTGGCGTCTGGCTGGACGACAACAAGCCGCTGATCGAGGCCGCTCCAGAGGCAGTCAAGCGCACGCTCCGCGCGGCCTACAGCGCCCGACAGAACCTTATCAAATCAATGGACCGCGCTGCGGCCTGAAAGGATCAACATGTCTGAACGTCTCGATGCCATGACCGTGCGCGAGCACAACGGAAAGAAGTACTGGACCAAGCTGGGGTCAGCTTTCCCGGCTCGGCAGGGCAGCGGCTACACGCTGGTGCTAGATGCGATCCCCGCCTCCCTCGACGGCCAATACCGCATCATCCTGATGGAGCCGAAGCCGCGTGAGGATCGCCAGCAGGGCGCCAACAACGGTGGCTGGGGTCAGGATGACCTCGGCGGGGACAAAATTCCTTTCTGAGGAACGGCCATGAGCTTCCCAGTCCGCATCGACCGCAAGAGCCATAGAGAGAACGCCGGGAAGCGGTGCCCGGCGCATCGTAATTTCGTCCGCTCGCACGCATGCTGCGCTTGCGGGAGCGAGGTGGCGATCGAGGTCGCCCATGTCCGTAGCGGGACCGGCGGCGGGATGGGTGTGAAGCCGTCCGATCGCTGGTGCATCTCGCTCTGCCGAGACTGCCACCAACGGCAGCATGGCGTCGGTGAAGAGACCTTCGAGTTTCATCACCAGATCGACATGAAGGCGTTGGCGGCCGAGTTCGTCAGGCGCTCGCCGCATCGCGTCAAGCTGGAGCAGATGCAATGAGCGATGAAGCCCCACTCATATTCGCCCGCAAGCTCGGCATGCTCGCTCCGGTCAATGGAGCGGCCCGAGAAGCCCTGAAGGCGATCGACGGCCAGTGCGTCGTCAAGATCACCCGAGCCAACCGCAACCAGCGTCGTCGCTCGCTCTATTGGGTTGTGTGCTCGATCGTCGCGGACGCTCTCAACGACATGCACCAGATGACGCTGACCGATCAGGACGTGCATGACCTGATCCGCAAGAAGCTGGGCCTGTTCGATAGCCAGGTCCTCCCATCCGGCGATGTTCACATCAAGCTTCGCAGCACATCCGACAGGGCGATGGGCGAGCCAGAGCGCGCGGCATTCACCGACAGGGCTTTCAGAGTCTTTTCGCAGTGGCTCGGCGTGCCCGTCGAAACTCTTCTGGAAGAGGGGAGGGCGGCAGCATGAGTGCTTTGACGTGGCGCTGCGGTCACCTCAAGACGCCGGAAAACACCAAGGCCGCTTCCCCCAGCACGGGACCACGTTGCCTTGCTTGCCACAAGGAACGGCAAGCCCGCTGGCGCGAGGAAAACACGAACAAAGGCACCGGGCGACGAGGGCGCCCTATGTCCCTCAACGACATGACCCCGGTCGGGTGGACCGATGCCGACACGGCCTTTCGGGACATGGTTAGGCACGGCACGCAGCAGCTCGGCGCGGCCATCGATCGCTATCTGGGGAGATGAGCATGACCGACCGCAACATGCTGGCGATGCATCAGAAGCTTGCGGATGCCACGGGAGTAGCTTCGCGTGAATTGTTCGGCCGCACTCGTCATAGGCAGGCCGTAGAGGGCCGATTTGCTGCGTTTCTCGTTCTTCGAGAACGCAAGATCGCGGGCCGCCCGATGTCGACCACCCGTATCGCCCGGCTGTTCGGTCGGGACCATACTACGGTTGCCGATGGTATCCGGCGAGGTCAGGAGTTGATGGCGGACCCTTCATTCGAAGCCCTTTATCTGCGCGTCAAAGACGCGTTGACGGCATAGCAGCCATGGGGGGCAACAAGTTCCACGCTAAGCGCACTCCCTGCCATCAGGGCCATACGCATGCGTCTGGCCGCGAGGCGAAGCGCTGCAACGATCTCACGTTACTGGCGCGCGCTGGTGAAATCTCTGACCTTGAGCAGCAGCCCAAGTTCCGGTTCGAACTCAACGGACGGCCGATCAAGCATGAGACTGGAAGGGCGGTCATCTACACGGCCGATTTCGGCTACCGCGAGCGCGGCAAGGCGATCGTGGAGGATGCCAAGGGCTCCTATCGCGATGATGCATGGAGGCTCCGGAAAGCCTTCTTCCGCGCGTTCTACCCCGATCTGGAGCTTCGCGAGGTATGAGCGGCTACGTTCGCCTCTATCGTTCCCTGCTGGGCCACGCTCATTTCCGCAACGACGCGGAAGCCATGGCCTTCGCATGGATGATCGCCAGGGCAGCATGGAAGCCCACCCGTGTCCGCTACAAGGCACGGGCCGTCATGCTCGACCGTGGACAGCTCTGCATCTCTCAGCGGGACATGGCAACCGCCCTCGACCGCGACAAGGGATGGGTGGAGCGACTTTGGAGGAGGTTACTTGAACGCGACATGATCGAGGCGCGTCGCGAGGCAGCGGCGATGCTGATAACGATCTGTAATTACGATGCTTTTCAGCCATCCGGCGGAGATCGTGAGGCAGTGCCAGAGGCAGCAAAAAAGGCAGACCCAAGGCAGACGCAAGGCACAGAACAAATAAGGGAAAGAAAAGAAGAAGATTATTCCGTTCCTAACGGAACGGGCACGGTCGTGCCGCACCCGGCAGCAGACTTCGCCAAGATCGTTTTCGACAGCGGCGTTGCTCTCCTGACCAGCTCCGGCTTCACCGATCGCAATGCCCGCTCCGTGATTGGGAGGTGGCGCAAGAAGGTCAGCGACCCGGAAATGCTGGTCATCCTCCGCCAAGCCGAAATCGAACAACCAAGCGAGCCGGTCGAATGGATCGCCGCCGCCGTGGAGCTACGCCATGAACGCAGGAAGCCAATCAATGATACCCGCTCCGGAGCAAGCCTCCTTGAGCGTTTACGAGCCGATGACGCTGCGGCCGGCCTCGCCTGACTGTTTCCGCCTCGAACTGCTGGCGTGCCTTACGCTGGTGGCTCCGGCCGGTATGTCCGACGAGCTTCGCCTGGAATGGGTGAAGGTTGCCCGCGAGACGCTGAAGGACGTTCCCGAGGACCTGTTGAAGCAGGGCTGTGCAGCAGCACGGCAGGAGGCTGATCATCCGCGCCAGATCGTCCCGATCATCATGAAAACGATCGGCGGAGCATTGAAGATACGGCGGGACTTCCACCGAAGTGGTGATCCCTATCGTGTCGAGCCCCTCCGCCAGATCGAGGCGAAGCGCCCCACCGCCGAGCAAATAGCCTCTATCCTCCGTGACACAGGTTTCTCGGATGTCGCCGCCAAGGTCGAGAAGGGAGAGAGGATATGAGGGTGTTCGAGAACGCCAACGGTAAGATCACCGTCCGAGGGCCATTGGTATTCGTCATCGTCCCGCTCATGTTGGTTGTGCTGATCCCGGTCACGCTGTTGCTCTGCGCCGCAACGGTTGTTGTGGGTTCTCTGAGTTTGATCGGGCGGTTGGGCCACAGGCTCGGAAGGAAATCCGCATGACCGACACCCTGACGGCCTGCGCTCGGGCGATGTACAATTCCTGGCATGATCATGGCCGACGACTTGCTGTCCCGTGGGATATGCTGACCGATGTTGATCGTAGCTTCTGGATAGCGTCAACGCGCGCCTGCCTCACCGCGCTCGCCGAGAATGTCAGCGAGGGGATGGTGGAAGCTGGAATCAACGAGTCCTCCTTCCACGGGATTGATCCTTTGGCCGTCTCGGCAGAAGTCGTTGGTACCTTCACCGCCATGATCCGCGCTGCCGTGGGAGAGAGGGGATGATGTACTGCCGCGCCAATTGCGGCCGAGAAGCAGGCACCGCCTCCGGTCTCTGCGCACCATGCTCGATGCCGACTGCCTTTCGTACGGCGGAGAACGAACGCGCCGCGATCGTGGCTTGGTTGCGCGCAGATGCGCGAAAAACTGTCGCCGATTTGCGTTTACTCCACCATCGCAAAAAGCTGTCCCCTGGTCAGACTGGTGAGTGGGAAATGCTTATCGGGCTCAAGGTCGCTATGGCCACCGCCATCGAGCGCGGAGATCACCTCAAGGCGCGGGAGGGGTGAATGGCTAGAGGTAGGCCGGCAACGCAGCGTGTCCGCATCCAGGCCCGCGCGGTCGAGATGACGGGCGCCGGGCAGCGCATCAACAAATCGCGGATCGCGAGGGAGCTTCACGTGCCGCTCAGGACCGTGTTTCGAGCCCTGCAAGAAAAACCATCGCGGCGAATTATGTCATATGCACAGGGTTGATCGGATGGTGTAATTGGTCTGCCCCATGAGCGGGCAGGCATCACGTTCGGACGAGAAGAAGCGCGGCAGAGGGCGGCCGTTCACCTATCGCGCAGAGTTCGCAGGTCAGGCCAAGAAGTTGTGCGAGCTTGGCGCGACCGACTTCGAACTTGGCGAGTTCTTTGATGTCGACATCCGCACCATCTATCGCTGGAAGCATGACCACTCGGAGTTCGCAGAAGCGCTGGCAGTGGGAAAGGAGTCGCTCGACGAGCGTGTCGAACGGAGCCTTTACCAGCGTGCGGTCGGTTACAGCTTCGACAGCGAGAAGGTCTTTCATTTCCAAGGCTTGATTACACGAGCCCCGATCGTTGAGCATGTGCCACCTGACCCCGGCGCTGCGATGCTCTGGCTTAAGAACAGGCGCGGCGACAAGTGGCGCGACAAGCAGGACCACGCGCACAGTGGACCTGACGGTGGTCCGATCAAAACCGAGAGCACCATCAGCCTGACTGATGCGCCGATCGAGGTGCTCAAATACCTCGCGTCGCAGGTGGCAAAATGACCGTGGTCAGCTCCGAGTTGGTCATTGAGGCGAGGCGTGAACTCGCTCGCCGATCGCTGGCCGCGTTCTGCAACATGATCGAGATTCCTGGTGCTCCCGTAGAAGAGCAGGACGAGGCATTCGACGATGCCGGGGCAGCGATCACTCGACCGCTGGCGAAGCACCATCAGTTGCTCGTCGAGAAGCTGGAGGCAGTCGAGCGAGGCGACATCACGCGGCTGATGGTCTTCATGCCGCCCGGATCGGCGAAATCGACCTATGCAAGCGTCGTTTTCCCGGTCTGGTTCATGGGGCGCAAGAAGCGGCGTAATGTCATCTGCGCGACCTATGCGAGCGACCTTGCTCGTAAGATCGGTCGGCGCGCGCGCTCGATCCTCAAGCAGTCTGTTTATCGCGAGATATTCGACGCTGGCCTTTCCAGCGATGTCGGCGCGGCCGACGAATGGGCGCTGACCAATGACAATGAGTTCATGGCTGGCGGCGTCCTCTCAGGCATCACCGGCAACCGCGCTGACCTGATCATCATCGATGACCCGATCAAGGGGCGCCAGGATGCCGATTCCGAGACAATCCGCGAGCGGACCAAGAGTGAGTATCAAGACAGCATCCTGACGCGCGGCAAGCCCGGCTTTCGGGTCGTGCTCATTCAGACGCGCTGGCATCAGGACGACCTCGCTGGCTCGATCTTGCCCGAGAGCTACGATGGTGAAAGCGGCCCGATCCTGTGCCAGGATGGTCAGGTCTGGGAGGTGATTTGCCTGCCCGCCGAAGCGCGGCGGCATGATGATCCCCTTGGGCGCAAGCCCGGCGATATGCTCTGGCCCGAGTGGTTCACCGATACGCATTGGGCCACCTATCGCGCCAATCCGCGCACATGGTCCTCTCTCTACCAGCAGAGCCCGACGCCAGACGACGGGACATACTTCCCGCGCGGTTCCTTCAAGCGCTTCCGCGACGACGAACTGCCGCAATCGCTGCGCTACTATGGCACAAGCGATTATGCGGTGACCGAGGATGGCGGCGACTACACGCGCCTGCGGATATGGGGCATCGATGCCTCGCTACCGCCGCGCGTTTACATGATCGATGGTTGGGGCGGCCAGACCACCTCGGAAAAGTGGATTGCCGCGCAAATCGATCTGATAGCCCGCTATCGCCCCTCTGCTTGGTATGGCGAGGCTGGCGTCATCCAGAAGGCGATCGAGCCTAGTTTGGTGGCAAAGATGCGCGAGCGTCGCGTGTCGTGCCGCCTGATCTGGCTGCCATCGATCCACGACAAGCCGACCCGCGCGCGATCCGCACAGGCCGTTGTGCAGGAGGGGCGCGTCTATGTCCGCGATGATCATGACGGAGACTGCTTTCTCGACGAGTGCGCAGCGTTCCCGGCCGGTCGCTACGATGATGACGTCGATAACCTGTCCCTGATTGGGCGGGCGCTCGATCAGCTCGTCAAGCCCGTTGTGGTGGCAGAGCCACCACCTCTCCCGTCGAACTCCACATCTTGGATGGCCGCATGAGCAATCTGCAACGCATCGCCGCGCTCAAGAAGAAGCGTGACGCCAGCCTTCAGAGGCCAGGTGGGCCCCCGCTCGCAGGCTACGAGAAGCGCGTTGCGGCGATTGACGAGGAACTAGCCCGGCTGGAGGCGGAGAATGGCTAGCCAACCATGGCAGACCAAATTTGCGCGCCCTGATTGGAGGGACGCACTGACAAGACTTACTCCTGATGAGGAGCAGATCTTTCTGCGCTGGGCTGCGGCAACGAGATCGCCGGTTACTGATGACTATGACATGCGCGGGTTCTGGAAAAATGGCGATGAAAGCCAGATGGCGGTCAACCCTAACGACGGAATGATCCACTATCCCGACACATGGAAAACACCGCTTCATCAGTCTTTCAGCGGTGAGAGCATCTACGCCAATCACGCCATTCCGCAGCCAGTTTGGAATGACAAAGACCAACTCGTCGCCCCTGACGGGACTGTTCTTTACGATGAGCGAGCCGTCGCGCGTGCTCGAAAGGCAAAGTGATGGCTGACAAGGCTTCCAAATCGAGAATCCCGCCGGGTTACAAGGATGAGGACGAGTTCCTTGCCGAGGCCCGTGACCTCTTCCAATCGGACGCCGATGCGGATTTTATTAACCGTGAGGCTGCCCTTGACGATCTCAAGTTCGCTGCGAATTTCGAGAACGCTCAGTGGGACCAGACGGTGCTTGCGCAGCGCGCAGGCCGCCCATGCCTCACCACCAACGTGCTGCCCCAGTACATCAATCAGGTCGTCGGCGACAGCATCATCAACCGTCCCGCGATCAAGGTGCGGCCGGCGGAAGATGCCGATGAGGACCTTGCCGAGGTGCGCGAGGGTGTCATTCGGGCGATCGAATACCAGTCGGACGCCACACGTGTTTACACCCGCGCTGGACAAGCCCAGGTCACCTGTGGCCGAGGGTTCTTTCGCCTCGGGCTGAAGTACGCGAGCGATGAGACGTTCGATCGCGACATCGTCATCAGCCTCATCCCGGATGCCTTGTCGGTCATCGTGGACGCGATGTCGATCGACCCGACCGCGAAAGACGCCAAGCGCATCTTCATCAACGATTTGATGCCCAAGAAGGAGTTCGATCGCCGCTGGCCCGACCAACAGCCGAGCGATCTTGACGCAGGTATCCGGTCCCAGCTCATGGCGCAGGGGTGGCTTGAAACCGATACCGTCCGCGTCACCGAATATTGGAAGATGGTCGAGGAAGAGGTCGAGATCGGCCTTACCCCTGATGGCCGTACCGAAGTCGTCAATCCCAAGCGCCGGGACTATCTGCGCACTCGCAAGGTAAGGCGCGAACGGCCGTGGATGTGGCTGATCACCGGCCATGCCATCCTTGATGGCCCTCATAAGGTGCCGGTCGATCGTATTCCCGTGTTCAAGGTAACGGGCCAGGAATATTTCGTCGGGCCCGCGCGCGTTACTTTCGGGCTCGTGCGCTTCATGAAGGACGAGCAGCGCCTTCAGAACTACGCCGATAGCGTGATTGCCGAGACGCTGGCGACCACGCCCAAGATCATGTGGACCGCCGAGGCATCTGCCGTCGAGAACCGCGAAGCCGCTTGGCGCAATGCTCATCGCACCGCCGATCCACTGCTGGTCTACAACGACGGCTTCAAGGCGCCTGAACGGGCTGACCAGTTCATATTCCCGAGCGGCCTATTGGCATGGCGCCAGATGCTCACCCAGAGCATGAAGGACGTAACCGGGCTGCATGATGCGTCGCTTGGCATCCAGTCGAACGAAACCAGCGGTAGGGCGATACTTGCCCGCCAGCGTGAGGGCGACGTTGCCACGATCGTCTATCACGACAACCTCAACGCCTCGATCGCGGAATGCGGTCGCACCTGCAATCAGCTCATCCCTGTCGTCTATGACACGGCGCGCACCATCCGCATCGTGGGCGAAGATGAGGCGACCAAGGTCATAAGGATCAACGATCCCAACGACCCTGATGCGATCGACATGACCTCTGGGAAATACGACATCGTCGTGGACACGGGGCCATCCTATGCGACGAAGCGCGTAGAGGCAGCCGAAAGCATGATGGCGTTCGTGCAGGCCGTTCCGACTGCCGCCGCTGCCGCCGCCGATCTGATCGCATCGGCGCAGGATTGGCCCATGGCGCAGGAGATCGGCGACCGGCTGAAGAAGATGCTGCCGCCGGGCGTGGTCGATGCCGACCCCGAGAAAATGTCGCCCGAGGAGCGACAGGCGGCAATGCAGGCTCAGGCCGCTGCCCAACAGCAAGCCCAACAGCAGGAGATGATGGCGCAGGCGGCATTCGAGAGCGATCTGGAGGAGAAACAGGCGAAAGCGGAGCTTGCTACCGCTCAGGCGCGCCGAGCCAATGCCGAGGCTTTGAAGGCTGAGCAGGACGCGGAGCTATCCGCCGCGCTTCAGCAAGCTGATATTCGCCTCAAGCTTGCGCAGGCCGCCAAAGCCGAGGCTGATGCACAGGCGGCGATGAACGTCCCGGAAAAGGATGAAGCGCAGGCTCGGCTCGACAATGCCAACGCCGAGATAGCCGAGGCCGAGGCCCACGATGCCACCATCAACGCGGCCTACAATGAGGCTGATGTCATTCACAAAATCACCCACGGGCGGGGAATTACCGACCCCGAGCCCGCCCCGGAAGGAGCCGACGCATGAGCGATGAACTGGACACCAGCGGTTTCGTGACGACCGATGTCGCGGACATTACCGCTGCGAGCAACGCGACCGCAGTGCCGGCGCAAGAGGCTGCGGAGAATGCCGATCAGGCCGATGCGTCCGAAGACACTCCGGAGATCGAGCAGGACGACGCGGGCGAGCAGCCCACCGAGGAGGACAAGGCCGCGAAGCGCCGGCAGACCTTTCAGGAGCGCATGAACGAGAAGACGCGGCTCCAGAAAGAGGCCGAGCGAGAGGCGCGGTATTGGCGCGACGTTGCTGAGGGGAAGATCAGCCGCGACGGCACCCCCATTCCGTCCAACGATGTTGGAGAGCAGGACGGCGCGCCTAACCCGGATGATTTCGAGTATGGGGAAACCGATCCCAAGTATCTACAGGCGCTTGTTGATCATCGCGTCAGCAAGGGTATTGACGCGGTAACCAAGAATCTGGCACAACAGCAGGCAGATCAGGCACAGGCGCGTGCCTGGGAGGCTGCTCAGGAAGCAGCTCGCGCCGAGTTCGACGACTTCGACACGGTCATGACGGCCAAGGACGAAGACGGCGCAGTAGCTTGGGACTGCTCCCCCATCATGGCGCAGACAATCAAGTCGATGCCCGAAGGCGCGAAGCTCGCGTATCAACTGGCGTCCGACCCGGCAGAAAGCAAGCGCATCGCCGCATTGCCCGAGCCGCTCCAACTCATCGAGGCAGGGCGGCTCATGGCGCGTATCGACGCAACCAAAACCGCACCGGCCAAGCAGACCAAAACCGCAACAGATGCCCCCGAGCCGCCCGAAGCGCTGGCCCGTGGGGCAGGGGGGCGGTTCACGGTGGCAGCGGACACGGACGATTTTGAGGCGTTCGAACGTCAGCACGCGAGCAGGTGGTTCGCGGCCTGAGTGAGCCAATCCCCGGACTAGGGGATTTGTAATGGCAAACGTTCTTCTTACTCCGAAGATCTACGTCAACACCATGTTGGCGCTGCTCAAGAACCAGCTCGTCATGGGCAAGCTCGTCGATACCGAGCTGAAGGACATTCAGGTCAGCGAAAAGACCGGCGCAACCGTTTATGTGAAGCGGCCGCCCGAGTTCGTGCTTCGCTCCGGTGCGCAGGCGAACGTTCAGAACGTCATCCAGGGCGATGCTCCGGTAACGATCAACAACCAGTCGGGTGTCGACGTGAAGTTCACCGACCTCGAACTGGTCACGTCGCTCGACGCACTCGGCAAATCATCGGTGATGAAGTCGGCCGCGGCGACCATGGCGCAGGGCATCGACGCCGCGATCATGGCGAAAGTGCTGGAGTTCCCTTCGTGGGTCGGCACCCCCGGCCAGACGATCAACAGCGTTTCCGACTTCTTCCAGGCGCCGCAGCGTCTCGACGAACTGGCCGTTCCGCAGGATTCGCGCAACGCCGTCCTCGCCCCGACCGACTATTGGGCACAGGCCGGCGCGATGACAGCGCTGTATCAGTACAACGGCGATGTCGCCAATGACGCTCTGAAGAAGGCTCGCTTGCCGATCCAGGGCAATGTCGATGCCTACCAGTCGCAGAACGTGCCGAACCTTGTCATGGGCACGCGCGCTGCGTCCGGCGCGTCACAGGTCGATGGCGCGAACCAGAATGTCGCCTACACTTCGGTGAACAGCGGCCTCAATGCCTACACCCAGCAGCTCAACATCAAGGGGCTTACGTCCGGCCACACCATCAAGGCCGGGGAGGTGTTCTCGATCGCTGGCGTCTATGCGGTGAACCCGCGCTCGAAGGCGGCGCAGACCTTCAACGCGCAGTTCGTGGTGCTGGAAGATGCAACGGCTGACGGTGCGGGCAAGGCGACCCTGCGCATCGCCAACCCGATCATCATCGACGGCGCTTATCAGACGGTCGATGCGGCGCCGCTGGATTCGGCCAACATCACGTGGATGGGAACCGCTTCCACCGGGTACCGCCAGAACGCCGTATTCCACAAATCGGCGATCAAGCTGGTGTTCGCGCGGCCGGTGATGCCTTCGACCGGTGTGGCGGCCTACGCGACCGACCCGACCAGCGGCATCACGATCCGCTACTGGCAGTTCTCGGACGGCCTCACCGACGAGCACTACCATCGGTGGGATTACATCATCGGTGTCGCCAACACCGATCGTCGTCTCGGTACCCGCGTGAGCGGCACTCCGTAATAATCTCCAGTGAGCCTTGGGGGAGGGTTTGCGCCTTCCCCCACCTTTCCCAAGGAGTTCTGAAATGTCCATTGTTCTCGACGACGGCACCGGCTCGATCCTTCAGCAGGAAGCCAACCGCGCAGCGCTGGTATCGGCTGTCGCAACCACCGGAACCACCAACGCGACGCCATATGGCTTCACGACTGCGGCACAGGGTGATGCCCTCGTCGCTGCGGTGAATTCGATCCTCGCGGCGCTGAAGGCGCAGGGGATCATGAAGTCCTCCTGACCTGCGAAGGGGCCTGTTCATGACCTATGTTCCGATCAAGTTCCCCGGCTTCCGCTATGGCCCCGGCGGCCAGTCGGGGATTTTCCAGTGCGCCGCCGATGTTCCCGAAGGCTGGACGGACAATCCCAACGATTTCATCGAGCAGAGCGAGGCTGCTGAGCCCGCTCGCGAGATGATGATCGAGGAACTGACCAAGCGCGGCGTGAAAGTCGACAAACGCTGGTCCGATGCCAAGCTGAAGGGGCTCCTGTGACACTCACGCAGGAAATCATCTCGGACGGCTATCGCGAAAGCATGCTGACCGCATTGGGCGCACAACCCGATGCCGCACAAACGGAAGAGGGATTCCGACTGCTGAGCCGCATCGCTGCCAGTGTCTATGGTAATGAGGTGGGTGAGGGGCTCATTGATTGGCCGGTGGGCAACGAAACGGCCTATGGTGGGTGGACGCCCTCACAGTGGTGCTGGCTCCAAGGCGACACGCGCGTCATCATCGCGACCGGTCAATCTTACGAACTGAACCTTCCCCCCAATCCGCAGGATGGCGATCGGCTGCAACTGATCGATGCCGGCAGCAATTTCGCGCAGAACCCGATCACGCTTATCCGACAGGCCGCATTGTTCAACGGCTCGACCGGCAACTACGTCGCCGACACGAACGGCTTCAACAAGATCTGGATGTATCGATCGGACGTGGCCGACTGGCGCCAGGTTCTGCCGCTCGTCATCACTGATGAATTTCCCTTTCCCGAGCGTCACGATGACGCTTTCGTTGGTATGCTGGCGACCAGATTGAACCCGCGATACCAGCAGACGTTGAGCGCCGAATCGCGGGCATCGCTCAAACGCGCAATGACGCAGCTTTCCAGCGCCTATAGCAGGATCAAGCCCACTGCCGCTGATCTGGCGACGCTCAGGCTCACCGGCACATGGCCCTACGGCTACTACGGCTATCCGCTGGGGGGAGGGCCCGCGTCGCTCGGGGCATTCCTCGCTGGCAATCCATATTGGTAAGGCGATGTCGGAAATCCCGCTCGCCAAAGGCTATTGGGCTGATGCGGTAAACCGCACCGATCGCGTGCGCCTCCACAACATGATCGTAGGCCAGAACGCGGCGAACCAGATTGATGGTACGATGCATAGGCAGCGGCCGGGGATGGTCGCGCATTCCACCATCGGTCCGGGCCCAATCAACTTCATGTGGCGGCAGGATGGAACGCTAGGTGGCGAGTATCTGACCGTTTCCGGCGGCCTGCTTTACGTCGGCTCCACGCTCCTCGGCTATGTCGGCACGACGGGAATTTCCATGGCTGGGAGCCCGGATCGCGTCCTGATCGTGGCCGGGGGTATCGCCTATCGAACCGATGGCGTTTCGCTCGTCGCGGTCAACATGCCCGACGATCGGCCTGCGTCCAGTGTGCGCTACATCAATGGCTTTTTCCTGATATCGGTCGCCGATACGCAATTGTTCTACTGGATATTGCCAGGTGCGGATGATCCAGACCCGCTCGATTTCGCTTCGGCTGAGCGAATGCCGGACGCAATCAAATCTATTGCAATTTCAGGCGATACGATCTGGTTCCTCGGAGCTGAAGGGGAAGAGGTCTGGATTGGCACCGCCGATCCTGATGCGCCTTTCCAGCGGGTAACCGGGCGCGTCTCAAATTACGGGTGCGCCGACATCGGCAGCGTCGTAGAGATTAACACGATCATCTTCTGGGTGACAGCCGCGCATCAGATCGCGGCCGGGTCGGGACCACCGCAGATCGTCAGCGACGATGCGATCGACGGGATTTTGGCAGTCGATACCGCGTTCAAGGCGTGGGCCTTTCTGATGGGAGGTCACACGATGTACGTGGTGACGACGCCGACCATCACCCTCGCATATGATATCAGGGCGCAAATCTGGAGCCGCTTTAGCTCCTACGAACGCGAAAACTGGCGCGGATGGGTAGGGGCACGAAGGGAAACGGAAGTTCTGGCCGGCGATAGCGAGAGCGGACAAATCTGGGCTCTCGACTGGAACGCGTGGAACGATGCCGATGAGCCGCTTGTTCGTGAAGTTTCGGGATCAGTCGCGAATACTGGACCCCCATTCGGCGCCGCCAGCGTGTCGCTGGGAACTTCAGTGGGGTGGTCGACATCCTATACAGAGCAGCCAGTTCTAGAATTGAGGTGGAGCGACGATCAGGGCGCCACGTTCTCGCAGCCACGTGCCCTCGGGCTAGGCTTCAAGGGACAGTACCATACTGATGCTGTCGTGCGGTCGCTTGGGCTCATTCAGCGGCCAGGGCGAACCTTTGTGTGGCGCATGACCGATGATGCGCTCTGGAGGGTCGACTATGCTCGGCTGAACGAAGCATGATCCGCCTGACCCGGCTCCCGCAGAATGTGCCGATTGTCGCGGACGACAACGCTTCCCCCGAGCTGATCCTGTGGTGGCAGGAAGTCGTCGAGCAGATTGAATCCTCGGTCAATGAGATCATCGCCGCGCAAGAAGCGGCTG